ACGCTACCAATGACGACAATCGCCTCGGTTTCCCCGGTGGTTGATGGCGATACCTGAACACCGCCACGGCAGTTTTTGATGTAGGCTTTGACCACTTCAAATCGAGAAATTGACGCCTTCGCCCGTACTGGCTGTGACTCGCAATCCTGGGCGATGATGTTTTCTACGAAGAGTGACTCGCAGTTTCCATATCCATCAACCGCACCAAGACCATTATTCAGGTTCGAACTGTTATCGTAATAGTTACCTTTACGACCAACACCCCTGATTTCAGTCGTGCCATAGAGATTGATTCGAGGCCCCCCCGCGGCATCTGGAGTACCGCCACCGATATACGTAGCTCGGATCCCCACTGGCGCATAACGACCAACCGGGGTAGGAACGGCGCTATAGGTCATCGTGGTATCTGTACCTTCCAGCACCACGAAGTCGATGAGCTGCATGTAATCCGGACTATAGCCCAAAGGATTCGACGTAGCAGGGTCCCCCTTTCCGTAACCATAAATGGCATCGGTGAAGACCGAGCTGGTCAAGCGTAGCTTTGTCTTGAAGCGGCGGCGAACATCATCACCACGAATAAGCAGGTAGCCACTGGTTCCATTTTTAAATAGCGGGCGAACAAAATTAAATGAGCAATCTTTTGCAGTATCTGCGTTTACTGGGCTATAGCAGAAAGCCCATCCGGTCGGCTCCGTAGTAGCGTTTGGCCCATAATAACCAACCTGAACCGCAGGCTGATTGGCGCTGTTACCATCGAATATCGGGTCAACAAATGTAATATCCAGACCGTCAGCGATAGCTCGAACCATGTGGGCATCCGCATCCCAGTTATCCCGATGGATATCCATGCCTGCAGCGCGCTTAAAAACCGCTCCCTTTTCGAAAATAAACGTGACATTTTTGGATATTTTAGCGCTTGAGATAATGTACTCGCCAAGCGGTACGTAATAGGTTCCTCCGCGCGCTCCGGCCGCGGTTATCGCAGCTGTCGAGTCCTGACCAGCTACTGCGCCACCTGCCAGAAAATTGGCAGTTATAGGGGTAATCACCCCTCCGATAAGTCCTGCGCCTGAAGGCTTAGCCAGGTCGGAACGTAGCACTGCATCACCTACACTCAACCAGGCGCCAAGGCTAACGCCACCACTGTTCGCTGGCGTTGAGCCTGCAGGAACAACTTTTGGAAATACTCCATCCCAACGGTAATACTCGCCGGTAGTGGTATCACGCAGTACCTGATTTGGTAATGTCAGGGTCGCGCCGGTCTGAAACGAATCCAGGGTGATATAACCGAAAGCAGCAATGGCGGCCTTCGCCATAGTTTCCAAGCCATGCCACGTATGCCGCGAATTTCCAAATCGGTCCTGCCAGATTGCAGCTGTGATGCTGTTGATAGCGATGTCGAAATTCTGCGCGTTGTCGAACATATCATACGGACTGGTCGACCCCAGCGCATTCATCGTTGCGTATTTAGTCATGCTCGCTCCGGGCATAAAAAAACCCGCCGAAGCGGGTTCAAAGTATTTGGGGAATGGATGTGTTAAGCAACGTCGCCGGGATATTTCGCGTCGTCATACTGATATTTCCCGGGATGATACTGAATGGCTGATACGCTGCTGGTTCCGTCGCTACCGGGAGTTATCTCCCCCACCAGTGCGTCATATCCCACGCGCGAAGATGAGCAAAACATCAGGCGCGGCGGCTCAATATATGGGCTGTCCATCTCCCATTCCTCCGGTGACAGCACGGCGCTGTACGGAATACGCAGGGTATAATCATCGATGCGAGCAGGAACCTGTAGCGTCGACGCCCTGCCATCCTGGTGACGGATTACCACGCGCGGATTAGCAAAACTCCAGTCCGGCGGTTCGCTGAGGGTCAGTATTATTGAGCTACTGTCCCAGCTCATATCGGTGATCAGGCAGCTCAGCGTCTGGTTGCCGGGAATGTCATCAGTCAGGATAATGCGATCCATAAACTGATAGCAGAGCGCATCCATTTCTGTACTGGTCGTGTGCTGCAGACGCTGAAGGCGGTAACCAAGCAGACGGCGCATGCCGATTCGGTACGCCCGATCCTTATCAATCACCCCTTCCAGTTTATAATCCTCCACCTTGACGGGTGTCGGGTTCCCGGACAGTCGGCACTGGACGGTTTCTTCTGCCCAGGTCGTGCCGTTAATATAGGTGACATCGACTCCGTCGAAATCATCCTGACTCGGTGCCTTAAACGCCGTCTGCAATTCTTCGGTGGTCTCCTGCGGGGTGATCATCCCGGTCCAGTTTTTCACGCCCTCCCGTCCGGCGGACACCAGACCATCTGAAAGCAGAAAGTAACCCATCCCCGCCCCGGTAATGATCTTCAGCACTTCCAGCGCAGATTTACTGTCACTGGTTGCCCAGTCGAATGTTTCACCGCGGGGCGTCCAGTAGTTTTGCTCCAGCGCATCGATCGCTGCATGGTCAATCTGTTCAGGCTTGAAGCCGAGGGACTCCAGGACGTGATAAAGCGCGCCGCTGATCGTGCGCGAGACATATCCATCATAAAGTCGGGTAGGTGTAACGTTGATACGCCGATCCGATTGCGCAGCCAGGCGGTTGCCTGTCCGGACGGTAAGTGCCATCGTTGTGACCCCTGGATAGCGCCGCGGGCGCGACGACAACCTGGAGCGAAGCGCCTGCCAGAATACCTGGTCCCGCGTGCTGCCACCGGCTACCGGCTCCTTTCTTCTCATGCGGATCTCATACTGTCCTGCTGGAACAGCGAATGCCCGGGTGAACCCTATCTGGTTTTCCGTTTTCCTCCACCAGGATAGCGTCTGCTCAGTCCACTCTCCGTCAGTTGCTGCATTTCGATACTGGATGATTATCTCAACGGTCTTGTTCTTCTTGTTCCCTTTATCGCTGTACTTAACCAGCCCGTTCTGAAAATTGAGGTTCACCTCAAACCGGGTTGTGGTTTCACCATCAGGGCAAACCAGGAAAGGGCCCACCCAGTCGTAATCATCATTGACACCGGTAATGCTGGCATCCAGCAAGGTTCGGTCAGTAAACCCGGGCCATGTACTGTCAACGGTCACCACCTCAACTGTTGAAGGTGGAGTCCCCTGCTGTGCCTGGGAGATTAAAACGCGCTCGACAGTAATGGTCTGGCTGTCCACGTCAGTAATCCGGTACTTGTTGTCGGCATAGCCAATTGAGATACGCTGTGTACCAGCCGGGATCCCTGTAAACGGCTTGCCTTCAGCGCTGCTATAGGCGAGCGTAATATGGGCGCGAACTTCAGGTGTTCCGCCAGAAGATTTAACGCCCGGTGTGCTGACAGGCGCATCACCAAACGCAGACTGTGGCAGGGTGCTGTGGGTAATCGTATCGCCTGAGAAGGGACTGGAAGATTCAGCGATTTCGATTCGACCCGAGTTGTCGCGCGCGATCAACCCGGAGCCTGTCAGCTGGGACGTTATTGTTGAAACCAGCCCGCTCATGGTCACGTAATTTGTCAGCAGCGACACCGGCCACGTTGTTCCCTGCCACGTAATATTGAACGTTACCGGCGCTGTGGAGAAATCGTAAACCGAAGGAGCTGCACTTGCCAGAAGGCTCGCCGCCGATCCGCCAACGCCCGGAACAGCATCAACTCCAGGGGTGTAGCTCGCTATAACGAGATCATAATCAGTATTGTTGAAGCCCAGATTAACTGGCATGCCCACCACTGGCGACAACTCGTCCATTTCACCGTAAATGACGTTGTAACCGCCCGAGTTCGAGACGGTCCATGAGGCAGGAGCCTCAATGGTGATAATCGTACCTGCAGTCCAGGATTCGGGTACATCCACGTCTTCATCACTGCTGCCCGTTGATATGAGCGTAACGGTGTTGCCGCTAACCAGTACTGCATCCGCGCTGATACCAACAGTTTGCGGACCGCTTGAACCCAGATCCAGGCCAGCGGTGCCGGATGTGGTATTGCCAACTTCGCCGGAGTTGTACCAGTTCTCTGTCCTGCTGTCTGATGAAACATCCGCGCCGGGTGGGTAGATGGTGTAACTGACATCATCTCCGAATGCAGAGAACGGCGTATTGCCTATTCTCATATCGGATTTAGGCAATGATACATTTCCGACGCCAACAGCGACAAACATGCTGGTAACGAAGCTGGTCTCACCAACGAAGCGGCTAACCGGCTGCGTGACATAGTCCGGCCAGACGCGGTACCGTCCGAAGATTTCCCGTACCGGGTCGCCGAGTTTTGCCATGTTGGCTTTCGCCGGGTTGAGATCAAGCTGGTCGCCACTGCCGGGCTGACTGGCTGCCCCCGTCTGCATGGTGCTCATCATGTAAATCGAGTACGCCGCCGACGCGACGGCCACGCTGACGGCCACCCACAGCGCGATCTCCGCACCGGTACCGTACGGCACCGGATACATCCTTACATCGCTGTCGGGGCGAATGGCACACAACGCCCACTCAGCCGGCGGTACCGGAACGCCGTCGATTTCAACCGCAACCGGGTGCTGCTGATCCGGCGTCCAGCCCTCAACGTTCTGTGCAAACCAGGCGCTGAGCGTCAGGGTTTCATGATGGTGGGTTTCCAGCGGTTCGCCGGGCAACCGGGACGGATAGATTCGGATCGTCACTGATAGTACTCCACGCGAATAAACCGACGCGTAAACCGCGCCAGCGGCAGGAAGGTCACGTTAGTGCGGGGATTACACTCGGCGGCATGCAGCACACCGTCAATCTCCACGACGATGGCGACATGCGTCACCACTGAGCCGGAATAGCAGGCAATGCCCGCGCCATGCTCAGGTTCGCAACGCTGCAGATCAGCCATCAGCCCGCGCGCCTCACGGTCGAGACCGTTATCGTCTTTTGTAATCCCGGCAAACTCAGGCCAGGGCTTCAGACCCAGATCGCGCCGAATTTCGTTAACGATGCCAAAGCAGTCGAGTGAGGGGTAAGCGCGGCCGCCCTTCTGCCACTCGACAGAACGGTACTTGTCAGGATTAAACATGATGATTTCCTACTGGAGGTAACGAAGGCCCGGGAAGTCTGTCAGCGTGTATCGATAACGTGGCCACGACGTATCGAGAATGTTCATGTAGCCGGCGGTGATCTGCACCTCCGTTGCTGTCCAGGAACCCTCTTTAATCGCGAGGGTGAACGGGGGAGCGGCGGGTGCTGACAGATCGGTGGAGACGTACCGGCGGAACGTTAATGAGGCAGTGGAAATATTGTCCAGTGCGTTGCGAATTGCGGTCGATACCACGCCATCGATATTGCTGATGGCGAATTTTAGATCCTGCGTGCCGTCGGAATTGCGCGCCGGCAATGCCACGTCGATTGCCGATCCGGTAAATGTCGCCTTACCGCCTGTTTCAAGCGTAACGGTAATATCGTCCCAGCCGCGGGTCAGCCAGTAGCTCTGTCCGCCGACGGTGATCTGCAGCGTGTCCAGAATCACCTCATCACCGCCGGAAGCGTAAAGCCGGTTGAGAACTGAACTGGTCATGCTTCGGGCCACTCCTTATTCAGGGCCAGATCGATAATATCCGAACCGGCCACCAGCTCAGGAAATAAACCCCACCCAGGCGGAAGCAAGGGCCGCTCCCACAATTCAAGCTGTGCGCTGTAACGCCAGTATCTTGGAGAAACCAACGTCGGCCCCTCATAAATGTCGGTGAAACGGCATTTATATGTTTGCTGGCAGCCCAGCGGGGTTTGCAACCTCATCAGAAACCATGCGGCTCCATCCGTTAGGGCATCACGAAACCAGGCTTCAAACAGCTGCGCCTGATTTTGCTTCGTGAAAATCCAGTTCACGGTTGCGATGGTTGGTGTTGATGTGTACTTGCGGCGCTGACGGGCGCGGCCAGATGTTGTTTCGGTTCGCTTCAGGGGGCTGACAGGTTTGAAACCATATCCATCCTGCAGTGGCATCGGCAGGTAATCATGTGGGTAGACAATGTCTGCCATTATCCTCTTCTCCGGTTCGGGTAAACAGACTGTAGTGCCCTGCCGAAATCATTGTCGGGTTTAACAACCTGAGCGGCCATTTCTTTGCGAATCGAAACCACCAGTTGACGGTTTCGCTGGTCGATTGCCTCAAGCGTCGCGTCGTCAGGTTTGCCGGTGAATGAATTTTGGATGTGAAAGGTTCCCCCGGCAGAAGCTTGTCGGGACTGCTGCACCCTCTCCAGGGTTGCATCCAGCTTGGCCGAGGTGCTGGCGGTTACCACGCGCTCTCCCTTTTGCAGTAACCACGTTCCGGTTTCCGGCACCCGATCAATCCCGTCATGAGCCATCCCAGCTAAAGCCATCCCGCCGACCATTGCCGCGCTGGCATAGCCAGATGCCAATAAGGCGCTACCTACTGGAATACCACCAAGGATGGTAAGTTCTGCTGGTGCTTTCGCTGCTGCTATGTGGGCGTTCATAATGATACTTGCCACCGCAAATGCCTTCTGAGTAAGGAACAAGGTTTTGTAAGCCGCCGAACTCTGACCATAGATTTGTCTGGCCATATCGGATGCGCTCCCGGCAATCTCGCTGAATGACGCCAAAGCGGAAACCTTATACGCATCCTGAATATCACCTAATTTTTCGCTGTGGGTTTTGTTTATTTCTGCAACACGATCGGAATAGGTTTGCTCGTTAATTTCCTTTTCAGCAAGCAAATGCTTCTGCATCTCAAGTTGTTTTTTATGCCACTTCTCAAGGTTCTTTTCGGCCTCAGCTGTTTTAACTAACTCACCAGTCGGGCCAGCTACTGAAGCATCAATACCTGCGAATGTGGGCGCGTCCTGGACTGATGCTTTAGAAATGCGCTCCATTGTTTTGCGGTATTCTTCCGTCGCCGGGGCAGCTTCGCGCAACAATTTAATGCGCTCGCGAGTGGTATTCAGCAGCGCTTCTTCAGGTTTAAGAAGCTCTTCATTCAGGGATTTCAGGCGCTCAACCGCGTTGAGATGATCAAGCGCAGCGGAGTTACGCAATAGTTCTGCCTTTTGGCTTTCAGTTAAAGCGGCTAACTCCCCTCGGGTAACCTGATATTTGGTTTTGGCGAGATCGGTGCTTTGCCCGGAAAGAGCGATCTGCTCCTGCTGCTGGCTGATGAGACGCTTGTAGGTTTCCTCCAGCTTCTCAGAAGCTTTTTGCTCGTCAGATTTGGGCGTTTTTTTCTGAGGCTTGCTGGCCTCGTTATTCCGCCAGGCTTCCAGGCTTGTGCCGATGTAATTCTGTCGAGCAGTCTGGAACTCGGGATCGTTGGTGAGGCCAAGAGCGTCAGCAGAAAAACCAAGACGCGCTCGCTCGCGCGCTTCGCCTTTTAGTTTTGATAGCTCCAAGTCCTGCCTTGCCTTCTCTAAAGCATCAGCCTGCTTGCCGCTAATTTCAGCCTGTGGCATTCGCATCGGAGCGGCGGCAAGCCCCTGTCGCGCTATCAGTAAACTATTGCCCAGCCCCAGCAGGCGGTTAAATTCCGTATGCTGGCCATTCATTATCAGCAGTGACTGATAGGCTGCATTCTGCTCGGCGGCCTGCTGGCGAATTAAAGCAACCCTGCGGTTTTCAAGACCCTCAAGCACACTTTGAATGTCCTGAGATTTTGCCTGCATCTGGCCCAGCCGCTCTTGCTCGACTGCCAAAGCCGCGGTGGCATTTTCTAACCCCCGTGTGGCTGTTTCTACAGAGGTTAAGTGGTTGATCATGAAACCACCGCTGGTTGTCGGCCCAGGGTTTGCTAGCACGTACTGATAACCAGCAATTTCTTCTTTAAGACGGTTTACCTTCGATGACTGAACATCCACTAACCGGTTTTGCTCATCAAGAGCCTGCCGGGTTTTAGCCTGATTGTCCGTGGTTTCAGAAAGGCTGAGGTTTTTTGTGCTGGAACGAACCTCTTCGATAGTGGACGCGTATTCCTGCGCGGATCGTCGAGCCTGCTCCTGATTTTGGTACATGGTGTACCATGCACCAGCGCCAAGCATGACCAGACCGGGCACTCCACCGATCAGCCCCAGCGCGCCACCCATCAGTCGCGACCCAACTGCCGTCACGTTATTCAAAGCTCCTTGGGCGGCTGTTCTGGCGGCAATATTACGCCCCAAAGATTGCTGGGCTGCTGAAAGACGCTTTTCCGCTGCAGCTTGAGCATCGGTGCCGCGCGCAGCAGCCACAGCCTGTTGTGCGCGATAGACCGCGGCACGAGCACGTGCTGTAGAGATCTGCGTGCCGCGTACTTGGGCTTCGGCCAAAGCTACTTCGCTTTTTGCCGCGTTCAACACGCCAGCTGTCGCTGACGCGGTACCGGATACTATGCCGCCAAGGTATCTCGCCAGACCAACGGCAACCAGAGCCCCAGCCGCCGATGCGACAGAATCAATATTTTCAGCCAGTGAGTCTAGCCCGCCGGCAAGAGAACTGGTTGCACCGCTCGCCTGGTTGGCACCACCGACCCAGGCCATGAAGGCGTTTTCTACACGCTGCGCAGAAGCCGCGACGGTAGCGCCCATCTGGGCACCTTCAGCTCGGATTTTGGATAGCTGACCGAGCAAAGCCGGCATAACAGTGTTTGCCGTAAGCTGTCCGGCCTCTGCCATTGCGCGTAACTGCCCGACGTTAACGCCAAGGCCATCAGCCAGCGCCTGGGCGAACCGCCCGCCGTTCTCCATGATGGAGTTGAACTCATCCCCGCGTAGCACACCTGACGCCATAGACTGGCCAAACTGGGTGATCACCGCCGAGGCCTCGCTCGCACCAGCACCAGAAAGCCGGAGTGTAGTGGCTACCAGCTCCGTAACCTTTGCGGTATCGGAGGCTGTGTAACCCAACTGCTTAAGCGACGATGACATGCGTGAGAACATGTTGGTGTTTGCCTCGACGCTCGTTCCCGTGCGCTGGCTAATATCCATCAGCACACGCTGGTTCTGAGTGAATTCTTCGGCGCTGTCCGAGGCAAGTTTCAGGCGGCTATTAAGCTGCGTCCAGGTGTCGGCATAGTTGATCAGCTGTTGGGTTGCGAACGCACCAGCAAAAGCCCCACCCAGGCCCATTGCTACAGATTTTGTTTCATTGAGCTGAGCAGATACCTCAGCCAGGGCTGCACGGGTATCGCGTGAAGCGGCGGCAGCCTGCCGTCCGCCGTTCTGCATGGTCTTGTAGTAATCACTTCCCATGCGCGAGGCCCGGGCAATCTCTGACTGAAACGATTGAGAATTGGCAGATATTTTAATTATTAATTCGCGCAGAGTAGCCATTCAGTAACCCCATAAAAAAACCCCGCAATGCGGGGTTAATGAAATATCAGTTCGCTATGGGATGCTTAATCCTTATGCCAATATCCTTCAGCTCCAGCATAATGGATCATATTCCCCAACAAAATTTTTACTTCTGTACCATCATTAAGTTTACCGAAACCAGATCCGTCGGTTAATGCCGAACCAGTTCGCAATACCCTTGCGGTACCGGTTCGTCCATCATTACATGTCATAGTTACGTCCAGCATCGGATTAGAATCTAGGGGGTTATATTTACCCTTGCACGAAAAACCTTTTGTATTCGATGCTTCAAAAGTGCCACTAAATAAAGAGCCTGTCGCATTACCCATCAATGGCTCTTGCTTTCCCTTTTCCAGAACCATTATTCCGGTATGGACGCATCCCGAGAGACTTAAGGTCATAATCCCTGCTGCCAGATATTTTTTCACGGTGTTCCCTTTTTGAATAAATTTACGGATTATCCTAATTTACACGTGGACATAAGTCATCTGGCAGCTTCCAAAAATGCAGCTTCTAAACCGGCAAACGGATCATTTGGGCTGGCTTTTTCCGCATCATCGGCCCACTGGATGACCGCCTCGTCTATCGGCACTTTAACGCCCTGCGCCCCATAGATTGCCGAAACGAGCTGGGCATTATGAATGTCGCCCCGGACATCCCCGACCGGGCTGGTACGATCGTATTCAGCCCACATAAGTAATTCACTTGGAGCCATGGTTTGGCGCAACTCCGCCAGGGTGCGCCCCATTCGCAGAGCCAGCGCCATCAGAAACTTCATGCCCGGCGTTGCTACTTTTTTTTGGCGTCGTCACTGCTGGCTATCAGATCCAGAGCCTGCTTCAGCAGTCGGGAATGCACCGGACCGTAAACACCCTGCACCTCTTCAGCATCCTCAGGTGAAAAAACAGGATCCTTATTCTCGTCACAGACCACATCGATAAAGAGCGTTACGTCGGCGCGCAGGTTGCGCATGGCCCTTTCAGAAACAGAAAGCTCCTCGTCGCCATCTTTAACGATCTCCTGCCAGCGCAGCCAGGCCTCGGCTGATGGTTCGCGCAAAATCACCTTAGCGCCGCCCCACTCTTTAACAGTTTCAGGTTTATTACGGAAACCAGCCATTCTGGCCAGCGCCAGTTCGCGAATGTTTTGACCCATGTAATTTATCGCCGGTTTACCCGGCGCTCCGGTTAACTAATTTCGACGTCACAAACAGTGGAGACAATGGTCGCACCCACCGCATCAGTTACGATTACCTGCCGGCGGCCACTTTCGCTTGCTGCGGCATTATTAAAACCAATAGTTGTTGTGGTATTACCCAATCCGGAATGCGATCCATTTTTGTACCAGTCGTACTTGTACGGCGGCACACCACCGGTTACCACTACGCCAATAGAAAAGTTGTCACCGACCGTGGCGGTTTCTGTTGCTGGGAGATCGGTGGTGAATGCAAGGGCAACTGCCGGCGGCGCGGTAATGCGGGTCGGCTTGCCTTTCAGGCGTAGCGCGAACGTAGCGGCTACCACACCATTTGTACCTGTAGACCAGGTGTGCTGGCGAACTTCGGCAAAAAACTGGAAACCAACGCCTGAAGGAAAGATGATTTTGAAGCCATATACGGTGTCATTGTCGTAGGCGTCACGCAGTGCTGCCTGCCCAGGGTTTTCTTTAAAGTTACCTGAAAGGGAGACTTCAGAAGCTGCCGCCAGCCCGTTAATATTTTCCTGCTCATCAGAACAAAGCGTGGTGACGTCAATATCCTGCTTCTGACCCGCGGTGAACTGCGCCTCTTTTAGCGAGCATTCCAACGGTAGGAACACGGCAGTATCGATCGTGGTGGGAGTTGCGGGCACTGAAGTGATCTGAATCTTCGTGCCCTGCGATTTTTCAAACTGAGCGCTCATTCGCTGTCTCCTGAAAAAAAGAAACCCGCCGAAGCGGGTGGTTGTAAAACTGAGGAATCACCAGGTTACGCTGGCCTCAAACGTGGAGCGATAAAGTCGGGAGTCCGGTTCATAATCCTGATATTTACGGATCTCGGTAATGCCGAGAGGAGTAAGTGCTTCAATGGCAAGGCGACGGAGTTCCCGCGCGCCGTCCACCGTTAACGCATAAACATCGATCTGAATGGTGGTCATTGACTCTGCGGCGCCACAGAACACATCAGCAGAATTTTCCTGCGGCAGTGAGAAGACCAGCCAGGGAGGTGAGATCGAGACATCCCCATCCGGTGATAAAGGTGCGACGTACGGGTAAACCTGTCCACCTGCCAGGCCGGAGAGCGGCAGATAAATATCAGCTTCAGTCATTTGCTCAGCACCTTATCAATTGCCTGATTCATACGCTGAACCGCAGCTGCGTACGCTTCATCTTCGCGGGCATCATAAGCGGGCCGGACGAATGGATGAGGTGCCAGCTTGGACGTGCCAAGCTCCACAAAGCGCCAGTAAAAAGCGTTGCGTGGGTTGGACGCCTTCATTGTGTTGTCACTGCCACCCGTGCGAGGGTTAACTCCTCTGATATGAACGCCAGAAGTAATCTCGCCATTTCGACCGCGTTGCGTTATCACCACCACATTTCGCCGAAGTTTCCCGGTATCCACCGGGGCCCGATCAATAACTTCCTCACGCAATATGCCAGCGCCAGCCCGGGTGGCATCACGCAGCACTTTGTTGTTCTCAGCTTTGCTCAGCCGGGTAAGGTCGCGAGCGATTTCCTCAAGCCCCGAGAAGTCCAGATTCAGATCGATCACTTTTCAGTACCTCTCTTGCAAAGAATTTCCAGGCGAGCGCCTTTCCTGTCAGGAATTGGCTGGCCAACAACGTTAAGCAGCGCGCCGGCAAGCGGTCCCGTTAGTATCTTCAACCGTGAAGCGGCCGATATGTCCTTACGAAAACGCATCCATACCCTGACTGTTGCCTCAGGCGATTCCGCGCCGGAGGAAAGCTGTTCGCGGCCGCTGACCGCGAGAACTTCACCCCATACCGTTTCACCATCAGACCATTGCTCGACGGGCTGGCCGGAGGGGGATCGGGTGGTGACATAATTTTGAATGGTGACCCGGTGCCGTAGCCTACCTGCCTGCATATCACCTCCTACAGTGCAATGAACCGGTAAGGATCAAGAAGGGATTCAAAACCAAAGGGGAGAGCCGATACGATGTTGCCGATGTTCACCGGCTCCCTGTTTTCATACCAGTGTCCGACCAGCAGCATCAGCGCCAGCTTGACGTCATCTTTGATAACCAGCCCATCCGGATCGTTTGCCGGAAGCACGTCATCATAGAGCTGGCGATTTGTATAGCTCTCAGCCTTACGACGCGCCGCACCGATGTAGATCTCCAGAAGCTGTTTATCCCCCGGGTCATCACCATCAATCCGGCACTGCACTTTGCACTCGTCAATCGTTAGCGCCATGGCCTTTCTCCAGCCCGCAACCATCAGATTGCGGGCATAAAAAAACCGCTTACGCGGCATCCGTTATCGCAGTGCTATGGATTACGGCGTAGCTGGTTTGCCCTGCAGTGCCTTGATGGCGGCAGTATCTTCCAGCACGCAGTCGAAGCGGTGGAATGCCAGGAACGCCGTCTGATCGTATTCGGCGTAACGCTCAACCAGGCGCTTCAGGGTCATATAGGAAACGCGGCGAACGATGAAGCGGTTAAAATCCCCCAGGAAAATGAATTTCTTACTGGCTGCTGCCGCATCAATTGCCTGATCGATCACATACGGAATACCCAGAACGGTCGCCGGGGAACCGCCAACAACATCAGGCAGCCACAGCGGGCGTTTCTGATCATCAACCATCTCTTCAATTACCTGAAGCGTACCGTCATTAAATGCCCAGCGGAATTTAGGTCCGCCGCGATATGCCGGATCAATCGCATGCTTGAGGCTGTTCATTTCCTGCCAGGTAAACGTTGCCGCCGCTGCCGCAGAGACGGTCCCGGTTACTGAAGCCGCCAGGCCCTTTGGCTGCAGCGGTGTGCCAGCTCCCGTGCCCTGCACCAGATATTTAGCCTCGCCGCGGCCAATACGCTGTGCGATACGTCCTGCCAGATAGGCCTCGATATCAACGCCGCTGTCCTGCAGCAGTTCGTTGGAGACGCGGATGATTTTGGATGACAGCTTTTTGGCGCCCAGGATCGCCGTGCCGAACGTCACATCACCTTCACTGGCCGCAGAGTTTTCTGCGAGCAGTTCGCCTTCTTCAGAGGTACCGTCGGAAGTGGACCAGGTAATATCCTGTCCGTTCGAGGTATTGAGAATCTGTGCAACGCTCGCGATCCCGCCGTAAGCCTTCATCGCATCAATGATGGTGTTACGCATCTGGGTGGGTACGGTATAGCCGCCCTTATCGTCAGGGGTGGTGCCCTGAGCGCGAAGCTCTTT